GCTAACTTTATTTTGAGAGTGAATACCACTTTACAAGGCGGTGTTTATCCTAGTACAGTGACTTTAAGAAGGGGTGCTTGTATCAATGGCGGCGGTTTTGTCTGGAATGTGATCAATGATATTACTGCTGAAGTAGATCCTTCTACTGGTATTGCAAATTTTGCCGAATTTGAAGCAAAAGAGGGTGCAATTATCACTTATGAGTATATTGTTAATACATTTACTTCTCAGGTTTATACAATTCCTACTCCTGACTGCGATACAACAACATTAGTTGTAAGAGTAAAGGCAAATGAATCTGCAACAAAATCGGATGTTTATAATAGAGTTGACAATATTACGTCTTTAGCACCTACAGATCGTATCTATTTCTTATCAGAAGGTCAAGATCAACGGTTTGAAATTCAATTTGGTGATGATGTTTCGGGTAGATCTTTGAAAGATGGTGAAATTATCCAGTTATCCTATCTTGTAACTAATGGTGCTGATGCAAATGATATTAATAAGTTTACTTTTGTTGGTAGAGTAAGGGATAATTTTGGAACTGAATATAATAATCAACAGTGTTTCTTAAATAAAGTACTGAATGGTTATGGTGGTAGTGCTGCTGAAAGTGTAGAATCTATCAAATATAACGCTTCTAGGTTTTATGCATCTCAATATAGAGCAGTTACCGCAGAAGATTACGCAATTATTACAAAAAAAGTCTATGATAACGCCGATGCAGTTGTTGCATATGGTGGAGATTTGCTAAATCCGCCAATTTATGGCAAAGTTTTCATTGCAATCCGCACTAGAACTGGTGGAGTGCTCAATGATGCGACTAAAAAGTCAATTTCTGCAGATTTGCGGAAGTTTGCGATGGCATCTATCGACCCAGTGATCGTAGATCCGGAAGAAATGTTCATTTATGCTAAATCTTTTGTTCAATATGACACTGGTGCGGGTTTAGATTCCACTACTATCAAGACTTCAATTCAAAATTCCATCCTTCAATGGCAAGAACAGTCTGGAATTAACGCATTTAACTCGACATTTAGAGCACAGGCGTTCAGAAAAGCGGTTATTACATCCAGTAAGGGCGTAATTGACGTATCTCTTCAAATTTCTATTATTAAATATCTCACTCCAGAGGCAGGATCGACTAACTCATACTCATTTACCACTGGTAGTGCGCTATATGACTCTGCACCGAGTCTAGAAAACGATGGAATGCGTACAAAAGAACCAATTTTACTCTCTGGTAAATTTAGAACGGCGGATAGACCGGGCATTGATCAACAATTTGAGGATGATGGGTTTGGAAATATCGTAACATTCTATAATACTGGCACAAAAAAGGTTATCACTAACGCAAAAGCGGGTACTGTTGACTATACGAATGGAAATATCACATTTGGACCTGTTAGTGTGATCGCAGCTGGTGCTAATTTGCCTCAAGATGGCGCAGTTTTAGTTACAGATTCTATTACTGGTGCTGGTAGAGTGATTGATAGTACTTTGTTGCCCGGAGGATTGAAAATTCCAGTACAACTTATTCCTGCAAACCCGTCAAGCATCCCTGCAGCGACTCCGGGAACGACAATTGATATCATTTCTCCTGATGTCACAGTAAGACCAAATGGATCGACTCCACCTCCGGCAATCCCTCTAAATAGTTTGACACCAACAGTGTTTGACCAGACTGAAACTATTATTAATTTGGATTCAATTATTAATAGCGGGTCTCTAAATTCTTAAATCCATAACCGTTAATGTTAGGTAGATGAGTAAAGTATCTCAGGTTGTAACCAGTCAAGTACCCTTATTCATCAGAGAGTCTTGTGCTCCTGATGGATCTGCAGATGGTGGTGCTTTTAGTAAATTTATAAAGTATTACTACGAATCTCAAGAAAGAACAGGATCTTCTAATGATCTGTTACTTAATGTATTACAATACCTTGATATTGATCAAATTGCTCTCAACATTATTGATGGCGAAACAGTCGTTGTAGAACCTTTAACAGATAGTAGCACTAATATTGTAGTAGAGAGTATTGATAGTTTCTTAACCAATAATGGCACAATTAAGATTGGTGATGAACTAATCACTTATGAAAGTACTACATCATCTCCTAACGTCTCATTCAGTCCCGGTGTTTCTTACGAACAAGTAAAACTGAAGTGGGTTAATCTTGCATCAATTGTAGACTTGTTTGACGATGAAAGAAGAGAATTCCCGTTAATTTCTCAAGAGAGACCAATTGCACCGGCAACGGCATTTCATGTCATTGTAAGTCTTTATGGAGAGATTTTAACTCCTGGTGCTGATTATACTATTGATGGCACAAATATCAGATATAATGTTGCCCCTAGGACTAGAATTCCATCTGATGATGAAGCGAATACTTATATCGTATTTTTAAATGGTTTTAGTGAAGATCCTATTATTGGTATAGATGATATTTCTGGGTCATTTGGTGATAATAAAACTGAATTTACTTTGACAGTTTCTGGCGAACTGTACGAACCCAATGCGCTAGAATATCTTATTGTAATCTATGATGGTAGATTATTACAACCTAGCGTTGATTATTATGTCAACAATGATCAGATTATTTTTAAAGACGCTCCTCAGACAGGTAGATCTTTAAGTATTAGTTCTATTGAGGCACCTATTCCTAGTTTTGGTAGTGGTGCAGTTGGTTATGCTAGAGTAGACGATAATGGTGGAATCACTAGTGTTTCTGTAAATAAAAATGGTTCTGACTATAGATTTGAATATCCACCCAAAATTTCCATTAATTCCGATAAAGGCACGGGTGCTTCTGTTACTGCTTTAATTAATGGATTGCGCAAAATCAATCTGTTGAATGGTGGCATTGGTTATAGTGATTCTAATCCTCCCATTGTAGTTGTTGAACCACCTACAAAACCCGGATCTGTAGTTGCGGGTATTAGTGCAACTGTTGAGAATGGTAGTGTTACTAAACTTACAGTCAATAGTTCTGGTTCTGGATATACATTTACTCCTAGAGTTACTTTTGAGCAACCTGGGGGCGCTCAGATGCCTGCTCTGACTGTATCTAATGGTTCTATTGTAGGAACTACAATTCTTGTACCAAATGGCGGTAAGGGATACACAACTGCTCCTGAAGTTTATGTTGACGAACCAACTGGCGAAAATGGAATTCGTGCTAATTTACAGGCAGTTATTACTGATGGTGCAGTAACTTCTTTGAATGTTCTCAATGCCGGTCAAGGATATGAAACTACACCCAGAGCTGCAATCATTGATCCAACCGGAGCACAGGTTTTAGAAGTTAATGTTGACGGCACTGGTAGAGTTATTGGTGTTGAACTGCTGACTGGCGGTTCCGGATATGTTGATATTCCGTCTGTTTATATTGTTGATAATAGAACTAATGGTGGTACTGGAGCAACTGCAGTAGCATCTATCTTTAACGGTAGAATTACTGACATCAATGTCACTAATTTTGGTTCTGGATATAGTTCTGATAATCCTCCCGCAATCATTATTCAAGAACCTGCTCAAGCAGAAGCGGCAGTTGAAATTTGTGATAATGAGGTTTCCGGATTTCTCATCAATACTCCAGGTTCTGGATACAATAAAGCGCAATTTGTTAATGTTGCTAGAGCAGCTAGTGGTATTACTTCTTACACTGAAGAGGGAAATGCGGTATTTTCTAATGAAACCACTGCTTCTTCTCATGCAGAAGGAGCAAGTGCTGTATGTTTAGACTCTTTATTCCTTAAACAATTACTTGAAAAGTATAAAGCGCAGTTCCTTCCGAACGTTCCTTCTTTAGATTTTTCAAAATTAAACATTCGTACCGCGTTTAAAACGATTAAAGATTTTTATTCTGCTAAAGGTACGTCATTTGCAACCTCATATCTCTTCAAACTTCTGTATGGAGAGACTATTGGTATTTCTTATCCCAAAGACCAGATTATTAAACCATCTGCTGCAACTTGGTCTACGGATACAATTCTTCGTGCAACCCTTGTCAGTGGTAATCCTGATGATATTCGGGATGGTCTTCTGCAACAAGAAGAAGATATTGCAGATCCTAATGTAAGAAATGCATCAGCATTAGTAGAAAACTTCATCTCTATTAAAACTTCTACTCAAGATATTTACGAATTAGTTCTATCTGAGGAAACTATTACCGGCACATTCACTGTTCCGTATAAAACTAAACTTGCAGAACCTCTGACTACCGAAACTAGCGTTATTACTGTTGACTCTACTATTGGTTGGCCGGAAAGAAACGGCGAATTTATGATTGGAAATAGTGAGGTTGTTCGCTATAAGGAGAAATCTCTTAACCAGTTTATTGAGTGTACTCGTTCTGTAAACAAAATTGTTGAAGATTGGGATGCTGCTACGGAGTTAACTTCTAATTTTACGGTTTATATCAATAAAGATACCCCTCAAGAAGTTGTTATGAAGGTGTTGGGTATCGTTGATGCTCAACAGACTACACTTACTGATACTGGTTCGTATTATCTTCCCGGAGATAAACTTACCGTTTCTAAACTTGGTGGAACTAGTGAGGATCCTCAACTCACGACTTGGTTGTACAATGTTAAAAAACTTATCGAAGTAAGTGGAATTACTTTTGGTGGTATTAATAATCAATCTGCAACAGTAACATGCAATAATCCTCATGGTTTACTCGTAGGTGATCAGGTTACCGTTTATGGTGCAAACCCAATTATTTACAACGGAACTTTCCTTGTAACATCTAGAGATAGTGAAACAGTTTTCCAATATAACTTACCTCAACCTGCAACAGTTGTTCCTCAGGGCAACATTCTGATTTCGGTTGACCTTAATACGGGTAAGTCCGATAATACTGCTGTTAATAATGCAATTAGTCCATATACTACAAATATTCAAAATACGTTTTTTAACGATAACTACGTTTATGTTGCTTCTACGGGTATCCCGAACTACAAAATCGGTCCTTTCCCAGAATCTGCACTCTTACCTGGCAATCAGCGTAAGTTAAACAGATTCCCTCTCTCTGCTACAACAATTTCAGCAAAAAATGAGATTATTCCTGGTGCTATCGGTACATGGGTAAATGGTGTATCGATCTGGTCTTACAAATCCACCGAGAAGAAACTTTTTGGTGCGATTACAAGTATTGACATTACAAACACTGGTTCTGGATATGATGCTGCATCTCCTCCGGTCATTACAATTGCAGGTGGAGGTGGCGTTGATGCTGCAGCATCTGTTGTTGTCGATGGCGGCATTGATTCTATTGATGTTACTGCGGGTGGTAGTGGATATACATCTTCTCCTCTGGTTTCAATCGTCGGTGGTGGCGGTTCAGGGGCGTCTGCAACAGCAATTATTACCAAAGGATCGGTATCTCGTATTCTGATCAATGAGAAGGGTTCTGGATACACCACACAACCTTCTATTACTATTGTTGGTGGTGGTGGAACTGGTGCTGCCGGTGAAGCAGCAGTTAGAGGACCTATTAAGTCTATTTCTATTGACAATGGCGGTTCTTCCTACATTTCTACACCTACAGTTACTTTAAGTTCTGGATCTGGTGCAGTTGCTCAAGCAATTGTAAATGATGGTAGAATTATTTCTATCGCTATTATTGACGGCGGATCTGGATATACTTCTGCACCGGAAATTACAATTAGTGGTAATGGTTTCGGTGCTGTAGCAAAAGCAAATATTGATACTGATGGTGAAAATGCTGGTAGAGTCACTAGTATTGAAATTCTGAATAGAGGTATTGGATACGATCAAGGTACAACTCAGATTAATCTTACATCTATTGGTGAAAAAGCAACATTTGTTGCTAATGTATTTGCATGGACGTATAATTTACAGAAGAAAACTACATTTGATGCTCCTTTTGGTTCCGTATTCTTAGGATTCAATACGCAGTATGGTGGCGAATATGCTCACCTCTCAAATCCCCAAAAATTACGTTTCATTCTTGGAGATAATCTATTTGAAAACAACGCTGGTGTCACTTTAGAGCAAGATGACTCTATTGAACACTCTCCAATCATTGGTTGGGCATTTGATGGTAACCCAATTTATGGTCCTTATGGTTATAGCGATCCTACACAGCAGAGTTCTTCTATTGTTAGACTTAGAACGTCATACAAATTAAAAGATGAGTTGGTTTTTAATGAAATTACTAATCCTGTTCCAGTTAGAACTAATGGTCCTCTTTTAACTGAAGAACCTGCTGGTAATTTCGTTGAAGACTATGAATATCAATTCAACTTAGGGGATTTAGATCAATACAATGGACGTTTCTGCAAAACTCCTGATTTCCCAACTGGCAGATATTGCTATTTCGTCACTATTGATGCTGCGGAAGCAGGAAATGCAGAGTTCCCTTATGTTTTGGGTCCTAGTTACAACTCTGTTGTTGATAAATGGAATTTAAGCGATTCTGCCGTACAACAGAACATTCCTACTGGTGTTATTCGTTATAGAGATCCCTATGAGAATGTTGATATTGATGTTGAGCGTAATCCCAACGCATCGACTAATGGTCTTACGCTAGAAAATGGTGATTTGCTGCTGTTTGAAGTAGAAGATGAAAATAGAGATGGTATCATCTCTCAAGATGAACTGGATGATCCGGATCAAATTTTTGAGGAACCTCCTCTGCAACTTTATGACTATTTTCCGCTGGTAAAATTTGATTCTAAGGTTGACATTGAAGTTGATAGCATTACAAAATTCAAAGATGCATCTGTAACTGGTTTTAATATTGAAAATCCGGGAAGAAGTTATCAGGTTAATGATAAACTCATTTTTGATAATACTGATACTGATGGTTCTGGTGTTTCTGCTCGTATTTCTAAAATTAAAGGTGAAACCGTAACTGGATATACGTTTGAAAATATTAGTGGTGAAAGTTTCGGCGTTTTAGAGACCAGCGTCCCTCATAATCTTGTTACTGGAGATAGAGTCTTCGTTGACTATACTCCTGTGATGGATAATACGAATAAGCAGTTTATTGTTCGTCAATATAAGGGAATTGAGGAGATTGTAATCACTCGAACTGGATCTGGTTATAATGAAGACATTCCTCCGACAATTATCATTGATGGTAATGGTCAAGATGGTAAGTTAGAAGCAGTTGTTGATAGTGTAGGTGCTATTAGTAGAGTAAATATTTTAAATTCTGGTTCTGGGTATACTGCTAATCCTCGGGTCATTCTCTCTCATCCTCAGGTCTTCAAGAAGTCTGATTATTACATTGCTAATGTAGAAAATAATGAATATGTTAAAATTAATGATATTCATGTAAGTTCGGACAAAGAAAGTTACATTTGTGGTGTCACTAAGAGAGCAAATGGCACTGAAATTGCATTTGTTGCTAAATTATCTGCAACTGGCGTAAAAGAATGGCAGAAAACTTTAGAATCTACTGATGGACTTGATTATGCAGAGTTTAGTAGAATTTATGTTAATGGAAATGATATTTGGTTGACAGGTATCAATAAACCAAATATATCGGTTCTGAATGCTTATAATCCGGATATTATCTTCTGTAAGTATGTCCAGAATGAAAACGGATTGGATGCAAATCTTGCATTCCAGAAATCTTATGCCGGTATATCTGGCTCTACAAGAGCAGACTTCCCTACGGTCATTAAACCATATAAAGATAATCGAATTGTAGTTGGCGGATATACAAATACCAACTCTGCTTCTCCCTATGACGCATTCTTGGCAGTTTTAGACACCACAGGCAACTTTGTTGTTAAGAGAAAGATTGCATCCACCAATGCATCTGAAAAAATTGTTGATATGATTATCGACGGAGATGTAGTTTACTTTTTAATGGAGGTTGCTGCAAATTCCACTACCGATAATGTCAATCTTGCTTTTGGCAAGGCAACTATCGGCGTGAACGTAATTCAGATTGAATGGATTAAGCAATATGAAAGTTCTGCATATGGATTTGCAAACGCATGTATCGACATGGATGAGTTCAGTGAACTCTATATCACTGCTAGCACATATTTGAAAACTACTCCTACTACCAAAGAGGGTGTTGCTACTGTTAAAGTTGATACTACAGGTGCAATTATTTGGTCGAAGCGTTATGCAGTTCCTACAGGATATAATAATGTCATTATTGCTGGTAGTAATAAGATTGACATTTTTGGCGATCTTAAGATTGCTTATAACTGTACAAATACCGATTCGGACGATCGAAAGGAAATTCATGTCATTGAGTTAAGTTATAAGGGTGAAGTTAAGAACTCATATGCTGCACAGTTAACTGAAAATCGTAATAATCCTATTGAAGGATGGGTAGCACACTCCTTGGATACTGATATTTCAGGTGATCTCTTTATTACTGGTCAATATCTTAAAAACCATAATGCTAGCATTCTAGACTTCACTACATCTTTGACTGATAAAACCGGTCATTACACTCCAACTTCTATTGGTAATGATAATACGGCATCATTGGAGTTTGGTGGTGGTCTTGCTAAACTTTATGGTAGAGATACTGGAACCCCTGCAAATTGGGAAAATGCTGCCATCAAATATCCTAGTAGTCAATTAGGAACATTATTTGGTAATGATTGGACTATTCAGTTCATGCTTTATCATGAAAATGCCTCTAGTGACACTCATTCTCAAACTGAGCAAACTCTTCTTGCCATTGGTGATGCTACTGATGTTACTGGTGGTCTTTGGTTATACTATGACCGCACTGGTGCCGGTCCTAGCGGTTCTTTAACACTGGTGGTAACCAACAATACAACTAGTATTAATACCGCCTCTGGTGCCCTTACAAGTGCCTCTACGTCACTGTTTGCAACAGATACTTGGCAATTCGTTTCTATCTCTAAGAGTGGCGATCAATTTACCGTTCATATCAATGGTATTCAACAACTTCAAGGTTCTATCTCCAGTAGTTCCCTTGGAAGTAAAGATCTGCATGTTGGTAATATTCCTGGTAGAAGTGGAACTACTGGTCAATTCCGCAGTAATGAGCAAGGTCAATTCTTTGTAGATAATTTTAGAATTAAAAATAAGGCAATTACTCCAACTGTTCCTTCTGATGTTCTGACCATTCCTACTAATGGCGCATTTGGTTTAACCTATGATTGGACTGATGATGCTTGGTTTACTACTTTCCTACAAAAATACGATTACAGCGATAATGCTGGATATGCGGTTAAATTTG